CCACCTCTCCTGTTCAGCAAATTGAAGCCCATACCAAACGACCTGTTCAAGTAGAAAATGCCAAAGGTGCGAATAAGTATAGCTTTCAACATGGCAATAAAGAGGCGTGTATTGACTGGAATAGAAAGGTAGCTTTTCACTTTACCAAAATGACTCCTTACGAATTAAAGGAGTGGGCTAAAAAGAAAGGGCTTCCCGCTAAGGCTCGAACGTCGGGCAAAGAAGTGATTCGTCAGGTTAGGCCAGACAAAGCCGCAGGGGTATCAGTTGCGGATTTTTTTCATGCAATGGGCGAAGACGACGAAACCGCTTTAAAATTAGGAGAAATGTCAATTCCTTTGGTAAACAAACTTTTGCAGTACAATAAGTAGTATTTTAACTTTATCCACATCATTAACCATCTTATTAATTTAAGGTGGTTAATGATATCTTTGTATACCTACTGCCACTTCACCACCAAATCCACGCGCTCACGTTCAACCTTGGCGTAATCGCGTATATTCTTTACTTCGCAGCCCATCATTCGAGCAGTAGTTTCAAGGTCGTACTTATGAACATTTAGGCAGATATGAGCAAAAGTTTTCCGACCAATCTTGGAAGAAAGCCCAATGCTGATACCTGCCATTTGTTCGAGTACCTTTAGGCGTTCATTGAACTTTACGGGGTGCATAGCAGGAAGCCCCGAAACCTGCTTTTTATTGCGTCGTTGACCCTTAAAAGTGGCTTCAATCTGTCCTCCGTAATCTGAAATTATTTTTATCGGTATTGGGTGCATTTTTTGCTCAATGGTGGATAAGTGTTCGTCAAAAGTTTTTTTTCGGTTTTTGATAAGCCAAACGTAGCCGTCAATCACTTTAAAGTCTTCCTTGGTTAGTTCCAGATAATCCCCAATGCGCGTACCCCGTGTGATTCTTGAAACCGAGCATTTCCGACACCTCCTGTTGGGTCAAATTGGCCTGTTTTCTAAGTTTTTTTAAATTTTCTCCTATTTTCATAGTAACAATTTGTTATTTTAAATATAATTAACTAATTTTGATAATCAAATGGTACGACAAATATTATACTAAATACTTTAAGTACCTAATTAAGGTAATATTAATTTATTAAACGGTAAACATGAAACTAATTGACAGAACGCTAAAAATGAGAATGGAGAACATTCACGACGAAATCCCTAAGTTTTGGAGGAATTTGGCGAAGGATATTGACCCAGAGGTTGATTTAATGACAATGCGAAATGTCTATAAAGGCAGGTCGCACGATGAATACTCTGTTAAAATGTTCGAGAAAATTGTTATTAAAAATAGAGCTTTACAGGCCGTAGAACACTAAAGCCATGTCCTACTTTAACACCACCCACGAAACAGGCCAAACTTTGGTAGAAGCCAAAGCAAAAGCCAATACACAAAACGAATTGATTATGGACTTCTTTAAAGGCGGTGCAAAGTTCACCCCTTGGGGAGTGTACAGCCAATTACTTGCCTTGGGGCGCATCAGCAACAGCGTACCAATTACTTCTATTCGCAGGTCAATTTCAAGCCTGTACAAAGAGGGGTATTTGGTGAAATTGAAAGAAAAGAGACGCGAGAGACTTGGGAAGCCGAATTATTTTTATCAGAAAGCATAATGAATACAGGGCAGATAGTACGAAGCAAGTCAACAAATAAGTTTGTGTCAATCCCTAACTCAATTGCTCAGGGAAAAGATTTGAGCCTTGGAGAAAGAGGGCTTATGCTATACCTTTTATCCCTCCCTAACGATTGGGTTGTAAACAAATCAAACCTTCACGAATTAGTAGGGGAGAAGAAGGGTACAGTTGACGGCATTTTTAAAGCACTTCAATTAAAAGGCTTCATTGTATCGGAAAAGGTAGTTAATGAGCAAGGCCATTTTAAAGGCTGGAATCATGTAGTTTATGATGAGCCAATCTTGCCCGACTCCGAGAATCACCGAAATCGGTTTTTACCGAAATCGGGAACCACCGACATCGGTAAAAGTTGCTCTATACAAAAGACTAACTTAAAAGGATTACAAAGTACTAAAGATATTACAAATACCGTTTTTGAAAATTTTGAAGAAAATTCAAAAAACGAAGTACCAGCATTTGTTGAGGCAGACCGTCAAAAAGCAAGAGAGGCGGTAAACCAATCTGGCGACCTTTATGTGCAAATAAAGAAGTTAGGCAGTGATTTAAAAGCCGATAAAATTACGAGTGAAATACTTTGCGCCAATAACAAAATCACACCCTTCCAACTGCACCAACTGATTGATATTTTTTGCGATAGATTGGTTGTTTCGGGCGAACAAAAGAATAGGGCGAGTTTTAGAAGCTATTTTAATAATTGGCTACCTCTAAACCTTGACAAGGTAGTACCTAAGAAAGTGGAAAGTAGAATGGTCTATTAACCCTAAACCCCTAAACCATGAGCGGGCAAAAAGTTTTTCATCGTTGGAGTGATACAGGTATAGACCTAAAAGGGCGCAACCACGGACAATTAAAGACGCGTTGCCCGAAATGTTCTGATACACGAAACGATAAGCGCGATAAAAGTTTGAGCGTTGATATAGATAAGAAAGTTTGGAACTGCCATTATCCACCTTGTTCTTGGTCGGGCGGCATTATGGAAGAAATGCAAAATAAGACTTCTTATATTCGACCTGAACCAAGAAGCCGACAGTTTGGAGAAAAAGTAGAAGGATGGTTTAAAAGTCGCGGTATCAGCAAGGAAACGTTGGAGTATTTCCAAATTACCGAAAGTGTTGAATGGATGCCACAAACCGACAAAAACGGTAACTGTATTAACTTCAACTACTACCGAGACAAAGAGTTAATAAATATCAAATTCCGTGACGGAGCCAAGAACTTTAAAATGGTTTCAAAGGCTGAATTGATATTTTACAACCTCAACGCTATCAAAGGCCGCGACGAGTGTATTATTTGCGAAGGGGAGGTTGATTGTATGAGTCTATACGAAGCAAGCCTTTTTAACGCGGTAAGCGTGCCGAATGGAGCAAGTAAGGGTAACGCCAAATTAGAATACTTGGATAACTGCTGGCCGTACTTTCAACACATGAAAAAGGTGGTTATTGCCACTGACGGAGACGACGCAGGTTTAATGCTTCGTGAGGAGTTAGCCAGACGCATTGGAAAGGAGATTTGCTACTTTGTGGAGTACCCAGAAGGCTGTAAGGATTCCAACGAGGTACTGGTAAAGTTTGGACGAGAGAAGTTAAATGAAGTAATACGGAGTGCAAAACAATATCCTTTAGAGGGCATTCAGACGCTTAATGATGTTGAAGACGAATTGGAGTATATCTATAAATACGGTTTCCCTAAAGGCGACACAATAGGCTACCCAAACTTTGATAGGCTTATTTCATGGAGACGCGGAGAGTTTACAACAATCACAGGCATACCTCAAAGCGGCAAAAGTAACTTCATTGACCAAATTATGATACGGCTATCAGCCCGTCATGGTTGGAAATTTGGGGTTTTTTCTCCCGAAAGCGCACCTGTTCAACTTCATTCAATCAGTTTAATTCAAAAGTACGTCGGCCAAACTTTTGCAGGTAAAAATAAAATGTCGGTCGAACACAAAGACAGAGCTAAAAAGTTTGTCAATGAAAATTACTGGTTTCTAAAGTTTAACGAAATCGACCTTACCATTGACGGTATATTGGCTAAAGCGCGTGAATTGGTTTTGCGTTACGGAATTGACGGGTTAGTAATTGACCCATTTAACTATATTGAATTTAACATGACTCAGGGCGAAACGGAAACACAGTACATATCTAAGGTTCTAACAAAAATCAAGACGTTTTGCGAATTAAACAACGTGCATATCTGGTTAGTGGCACACCCGACAAAGATTGCAAAGGATAAAAATACGAAAATGTTTGAAGTGCCAAACCTGTACAGTATTAGCGGGAGTGCCAACTTTTTCAATAAAACCTACAATGGCTTTACTGTTTATCGGAATTACAAAACGGGAGTAGTGGACGTACACGTTCAAAAGGTGAAGTTCTTTTTTATGGGTGAGGTTGGAATGGCTTCTTTCCTGTACGACAAAGAAGGCGTAACGGGTAGATACGCAGAAGTGGAAGTTGACCCAGATACTGAGCAGATAGTAGCCCGTCAAGCATGGGAGAATGAAATGGGAGATTTTGCGGTACAAGCCGAAATACCACTGGAAGAAGTAAAAGTGCCGCAACTAACACCAATTAACGAACTTTTAAGAAAACCCGCTTGGGATGAAATAATGCAGGAGGAGGAGGCCGCCCCATTTTGAGAACACTGCACACAGGGGAAACCTACCAACACGAAAACGGTAGTTCGATTGTAATTGTAAGCCCAATTTACGTTAGTCTGAGCCTGCCGCCGATTCGTTATCGGGTAAAAAAAGTGGACGGGCAAAAAGAGTTCACTTACTCAAAAGAAGAAATGCAGGATTTAATTAACCAAGGAAAATTAAAACGAACCTACTAATGCCTAAAAAACCACAACCCCAACAAACCCCCGTCCAAGACGCACGGGAACGCGTCGAAAGCATCCTGTTTATGCCGTTTCCTTATCAGCGAGACATGGCAATAGAAGTATTAGAAATTCTTTGGAGTTCAACGAGTGAAGAAGAGTATTTTCATCGGATTAAAGAAGTGAAGGTGTAAAAAGCAAAAACCAACAACCATGATTTACATTGGAATAGACCCAGGAGTTAACACAGGCGTTGCAGTCTGGAACTCCGAAACAAAAAACTTTTACTGCATTGAATCTATGACCATACTTGATGCAATGTACATTGTCAATGACCAACATATCGGCTGCAAAATAAATGTAATCATTGAAGATGCCAGACAAAGAAAATGGTTTGGAAACAGTGGTAAAGAAGTTCTGCAAGGTGCAGGAAGTATAAAAAGAGACTGCCAAATATGGCAGGAGTTCTTAGAAGCCAACGAAATTACCCACTATTGGGTTGCCCCAAAAGACAATAGAACCAAGCTAAGTTCAGCGCAATTCAAGGCTTACACAGGTTACACAGGCAAAACCAATGAGCATGGTCGCGATGCCGCGATGCTTGTATTTAAACGATGAAACTAAAAACCCTTGGCAGCGTTAAAAAAGGTCAGCTTTCTATCTACAAAAGAGACAAGTTTCTGACAGCCCTGCAAGACTACGAAGGGTGTATAGTTGAGGTGATTATCCGAAAGAAAACTAAGGGTCGTAGTCTTCAAGCAAATAGGTACTATTGGGGTGTCGCACTGGATATTGTCAAAGACGGACTAAGGGAGGAACACGGCAATCGGTACGGTTTGGAAGAGGCTCACGAAGAGGTTAAGAAAAACCTCAACGGCTTTGAAGTACTTGACCTTGAAAACCTGAAGGTTGAAGTTGTACCAGAATCAACGGCTGATTTGCCGAGCGAAGAATTTGAAGCCTTAATGGAAGATTTACGCAGGTGGGCTTACGAGTTTTTGAAGGTTACAATTCCCCTGCCGAATGAAATTGAAGTATTGAATTTTTAACATAAACAAACAAGACGATGAAAGTATTAATTACGGGATGTAGCCATAATAGTTTCTGGTATTCTTCCAAAGTTGGGGAATTATTTGAT